GCCATTACCGCCGAGATACATGGTCCCGCTGTTGGTGCTGTTGGTAGCCATAAAATTACCGGCGCGAAGAGTGCCGTCAGCATGGCGCAGTGCGACAGTGCCAGCAGTGCCGTTTGCATCAGGAACAAAGCCACGTAGAAGATCAGCATTCAAGCCAGAACCAGAACCCATATTGCCTGCGGTCCAAATCCCATAGCCGTTGACTGTTGGTATCGCGCCCGTGAAGCCGAAGTAATAGCCGGTTTCGGCAGTCAAATTGATTGCCCCCGGAGTATTTGAAGCGCCCATGTACCCGGAGCGAGCACCTGCTGCGTTTCTGAATTCCACATACCCCGAAGCACTTGCACTACCCGGAATTAGCGAGACATAACCGATCCCACTACCCGGCGTACCTGCGTTCACACTCGCGAATGACGTGCTGTTCATCACCGCAGGCAGCAGGTTTTTATTCACCGTGCCAGTCGTCAGGTTGGAAGCGTCATTCGTGCCGAGTGCGGCGCGCGCACCTGCGGCAGTCGTAGCGCCGGTACCGCCATCCTCGATAGGCAGCATGGTGATGGCACCAAAGGTATTCAGTGCATCGCACATCACCACGCGGGCCGCACCGGCAGCGATGGTTGCCGCCGTACCGGATGCCGTCTTGACGGTGATCGCAAACCCGCCAGTGGTGGAGTTGCGAATGAAGTAAAGCTTCTGGACGGTGGGGATGGTGACAGTACGGGAGGCCGTCAATGCGCCGGTAAATTCCAGCATCATGTTACGGCTTTGGTCGGTCGCCGCATCCAATGCCGTCAGGGTGACGTTGGCGTCAGCCATCGCAATAGACTGGAAACCAGCAATAGCCTGTTCGATCAGGGTAAAGTCATTATTGGCCTTGATACCCCATGTCGAACGGTTCTCGCCAGTCGCCTGAAGCTCAAGACGAAGACGAGTGCTGAATGTACTTGGCATTTATTCCACTCCTGTGATGACAGGGTTCCAGTTGTTCTGACCGCGCGTCACGCGCGTCCATGTGTTTTCGTTCGTATCGACTGGCGTCCAGTTGCTCGTGTCGCGTGGAACGGGTGTCCACGTGTTGTCGCCGGGATTGACGGGCGTCCAGTCGTTGACGCCGCCATCCTCTTTCTTCCAAGCCCTGACATAAACGAGGCCATCGAATGTCTGCATCTCCATGCCATCGACCATGACGGTGGAAGCGCCAGTGACTTCAGGATCACCGATGAGAAGATCGGCTTGCAGCCCGACAACAAAGATGCGCTGGGTCAGAAGGATGGTGACGGTGCCAACATCACCGAGTAGTTCTTCGCCGGTCTGGACGAGAACCTGATCGGTGATGAAATCCACGATACCGTCATCGGTAACCAGCATCTCACCAGTGATGGTGGGTGCCACACTGATCTTGACGGTGACCGAGTTGATCTGCGTTACGCCGACGAGACCGGTGACCGTGACATTGCTGTCAGCAATGACCGTAACGGTGCCGGTTGCGGTGGTCGCCACTTCACCGACTGGCGAAACTCTCGCCTTGCCGATGACACTGACGGTTCCCATTGCAGTGGAAAGCTGATTGCCGGTGACCGCAACATTGGCCTTGGCAACCACAGTGACGGTACCGGTCTCGGTGATGAGAGCGGTATCGTAATTATCGACACCCCAATCGCCGCCGCCCCAATCGGGCCAGCCCCAGCCCTCAAGGTAAACGGCTACGTCTGCCATGCCTGTCTCCTGTTAGGAGATGCGGATGATCGCGTTGGAGCTATCCGGCGTCGGGAAGATGATCGCGAAGTCACCAGCGGTCGATGTCTTGTCCGAACCGAAGTCCAGAACCAGCACGGCCTTGTCTGCCTTGGACGAATTGTAGATCAGGGCACCACGGGCGGTGATCGAAGCCGTCGTCCATGTCACATCGTTAAAGTCACAGATGGCAACGCTACCGGACAGGACCGGCGTGACAGAGGTCAAGGTCATGCCACCAGCGGTATAACCGGCACCGACAACTTCACTCGTCGCGCTGTAGGCCGTGGTCGATGCGCCCAGCGTGGCCGCTGACGTGTAGAGCGCAATCTTGAACGTGTCGCCCGTCGATGCCGTGAAGTTGTGGGTCCCGACCAGCAGTTCCTGTTTGAAGCTCGACGCCAGAGCTTGGGTGATCGCCATGTGTATTGTCTCCGTTATTGGTCACGACCATGACTGAACCGATCACCACCGTCGTCATACCGACATCCTCTTGTCAGAACGGCGATAGCTATCCTTGCGGTTGCGGCCTTCAGCGATGATCTTCAGTGTGGCGATGGCTTGGGTATATTGCTCTTGGTACTGCTTCATCACATCCTGATCGCCCTTCAGGTAGATGTAGCCCTGCACGACGGTGCCAAACAGAATGGCGCTTTCACCGTTGACAGATAGCCATGTTTCGTCGCTGTCATCTCCGGCTGAAAGGCTGGCCGGTTCATAGAAATAGTTCATCTCGACTTGGTAATCGATGTCAGGTGTCGGCCCCAGAACCAGCGTCTTTTCATCGAAGAAAGCATAGAAGCGCGGCACACCACGGAAGGTGATGCTCGGATAGGCTTCCTTGATGAAGGAGTGATCCTTCGATGTCAGGTACTGAACCTCGTCACCGACCAGTACCGACAGGGAATACGCCGACAGGAAGTCATCCGGCAGCCCAAGGAAAGGACTGTCAGGCACCACATTCGACGTTGCCGTTTCCATCAGGTCCTGTAGCTGCACCTGACGGTAGATATCGTCCTCGCACAACCGGACAAATTGTCCGATGTTGTCGTTAAAGGTCGTCTCATCTACTTCCAGATACTGCTTTACCAGTGTCTTCAGTTCACCGTAATTCACGTGACCTCCACTCTAACGCGACCTGTCTCGGTGAAGGCCGTGCTTGTCAGGGGTGTGCCGACCGGGTCGAATGCGAACATGGCGCGTTCTTCCTTCAGCTCGGGGATGTCGCTTCTCATATCCGGCACAGACTGTTTGTCGTCGGTGCGGACATTGCGCGTATCAAGTTGTGGGTGGGAAGGATCGAGGCAGGATCGGCAAACGCGAGAGCCCGTATTACGCCCAAGGAGGTATTCGAACCTCAAGTCCTTGAGCTTGTATCTTAGACCGCATCTATCGCAGATGCCCGGGACAGGCTTCATGTAAGCCATGATCGCTCCTTAATAACGAGAGCGAGAGAAGTCCGGTACAAGGCGGAAGGGAGCCTTTTCCCGGTCCTCTTCCGCAGCCAACTGGAATTGACGGTCATATTCCGTCTTGAGCAGCACCACGCGGTCACCAGCTGCCGGGTTCTTCAGGGCCAGATAAAAGGCCAGACCGGAGGTCAGGGCAGGCAGGAAGCGTGGCGGGATATCCATGGTGTTGCCATAGGAACCCACATCCTGAATGGAGCGGATATTGTAATAACCGAACTCACCAGCCACAGCAGTGACAGGCCAAATCTCCACTTCGACAGGATGGGTCCGGTGAACCCAATACTGCGTCGGAAGACCGGGCTGGTTCTTGTTGGCGGTCTGAGCCCAATCGACAACATCAATCCGGGTCATCACCCGGTCATTCTGGTTGAGACCGGTACCCTGACGCCAGAAGGCGTCAAGGATATCGATCACATCATTCGGGAGCGTAATCTTGTCAACGCCGACATCAACAGGGACAATGCTTTCCCTGATCGTCCAGAAGTTGATCCCCTTGTTTCCCCATTCCCGCATCAACAGGTTCAGGGAGCGACGGGCCGTACGCATGTCATAGCCCGAGCGCATTTCTGTCCCGACCATCTCCCATGCTTCTTCAATGATATCGGTGATATCAAGTTCGAATGAGGTCGTGCCGGAAGTCGCCATCAGTACAGCAATACCATGAAAGTTGCAGTGGAACCGGCAAGAACTTTCTTCGGGCTGATCGGCAAGAACGTTCCAACCGGAACAGCCGTGAAAACAGTTGTTACGCCATCGCGATCAACGACAGAAACGTTACCGGCACCACCGACATAAAGGCCAAGGGCACCAGCAGGGACATCACTCGTACCCGGCGTTACCGCGAGGAATTTCTCCGCAAGACCCGATAGGCCGTGACGTGAAAGCGCCATTGAACTCTCCCTTAATCGAGCGAGCCGATGAGCGCGTTCAGCTTTGCTGCCAGAGTGGCAACATCGTTTTTGACAGCGGTGATGGCTGCATTGGTAGACGCGAGGGAAGCGGCAGTCGTGTCAGTCGTGGCGGCAGTGGCTGCGGGAATAGCAGCAACGGTGTTGCCACCAGAGGTGCCGCCTGAGCTGTCAGTAAGGACAGTGATCCCGGTGACTGCGCCCGAGATAGGGCCGACAAACCCACCCGGAGAGACCACCGGGCCGGTAAAATGTGTAGCTGCCATGATCATTCACCTTTCAGGATTTTACCGCGCGTGACGGCGATCAGTGGAAAAGAAAAAAGGGCCGGTTTCCCGGCCCCTTACGTTTCGAGATAAGCGATAGCTTTCTCAAATAGAGCCTTACTATGTCGCAAGCCTCCGATTGCTCGATTGCATTGCATACAAAGCAGTCCACGAATACGGTTTGTGCCGTGACAATGATCGACAGCCAGAGCGAGAGTTCTACCTCGGATAGCTGCGGTCTCTGGCAATTCACAGATTGCGCAAACGTAATTTTGCTTCTCAAGCAAGGCGATGTATTCCGCCTCGTCCATTCCGTAATGCCTCCGGAGATCAATTTTTTTCATGATCTCCGGATTTAGTTTCCGGTATTCCCGCATGTAAGCAGCCCATTCTTCTGGGTGCGTTTTCCTACGAGAATTAATAGACATCAAGCGCCAGCAGAGCCGTAAATGCCGAGCGGATCGGACCAGCCAAACGAGTAGCGTTCGCGCGCCTTGTAGCGGGCGTTGCCGGTCTCGAAGTCAGTGTCCATACCCGTCTTCAGCGGTGCGCGCTGGAACATCTTCAGGCCGTTCGGAACGTCGGTCGTCAGGAACCATGCGTCGGTATCGGTCAGGTAGTGGTTGATCCGGTACCCCTGCGGGATTGCGCCATTGTTCTTCAGGGCGTTGATGTCGTTGTCAGCCGTCGATACGCGCTGCGCTGTTTCCAGAATGCGGGTAGCTTCGAACTGAAGGGACGGCGGGATGATCAGCTTGACCGGGCGAGCCGCGATCAGAAGACCACGTTCATCCGTCCATGCTGCAATATCGATAACCGCATTTTCAAGTGCGGTCTCGTTGAGGTCAGACGCCACAGTCGGGATGTTGCGGTTGGTGCCGCCGCCGACGAGAGGGTGGGCGTTGCTGAACAGTGCGACACCGTCACCACCGGTAAAGGAACCGGAGAAGCCGTTGTTGAGCACCGATGCAGCCTTGACCTGCTTGGTATAGGCCATACCGCGAGCGAGAGCCTTGGTATAACGAGCCGACAGCTGATCGTAGAGATTGTCTTCGATTGCTTCTTCGGTGATCGCAAAGCCCATCGCAATCGTCTCGTGGACGTAGCGGGCGGTCCATGCTTCCTGCGCCGTGTCATAGCTGATGGCCTGACCTTCGAGCTTTACAGGAGCAGCACCGAAACCGGAGAGCTTCTGTTCTTCTTCGAAGGAGCGGTCCGACGTTTCCGTGGTGAAGATTTCACCGTGTTCTTCGTCGTAACGCTTGTATTCAAGCCCGAACAACTTGTTCAGACCCGGCAGAAGCTCTTTAAAGAGTTGCGCGCGTGAAATAGGCATCGTTCAACTCCTTACGCAGGTGCGTTGCCAGTGGCGGTGCGGTTGAAGTGAGTGTTCACACGAACAATGCAGTCCGTATAAGCATCACCCGGCGTGCTGAAACCCGGAATGCGGATCAGGTCCATGATGCGCAGCGGCAGGGTAGCCGTCAGTGCAATGGAGCCAGCATTCAGGGAAACACCCGAGATACCCAGCGTCACGTTACCCGTACCCTGAACGAGAGCGGCGTTGGTGCCGACCGAGTTCTGGGAGAGAGTGCCGTTTGCCTGTATCTGGAACAGAGCGTCAGGGTCTTCGCAGACATAGGCCATGGCATCGGGAGCGACCGTGCCGGAAAGCCATTGCTGCTTCTGAACCCAATACTTCATGTTCGGGTCGGTGTAGGAAACGCCCATAAAGACGCCAATCGGGAGCGCGGCAGTGGTGCCGGTCTCCTTCTGGATGGTACCGCCGATGGCCAGCTTCACGAGGTCGCCCGTCTTCAGATCGGCTGCATAGCCGGAAGCAATCGGGTATTGCGTGAAAGCATGGCTCTGGTTGGTATCACCAAGGCGCTTAACAAGGCGGAGGCCATATGGCGTTGCAGTAGTAGCCATTTCTGTTCTCCAAAAGAGGTTTCAAATAGGTGCTATTCTTCCGAAGCACCCTTGCCAAAGGTGGTGCGTGACCGGCGCTCGGGCTTCAACATCGGCATCCGAGGATCGCTTTCACGAAGGTAATTGTTGTCAACAGATGTCATCTGCTGCTGGGCACGGTCAGCGTAGTACTCGTTGCGAGCCTTCACATTTTCCGTGGAGTTCTTGCAGAGCAACAATCCGCCGACTTCTACACCAGCTTCGAACTGAGAGTTACGGTCAGACACAATCTGCAATTCAGGGTGGTCTTTCGCATTGACAGGGACCCAGCCTTCACGGAACCGGGCCGAAACATTCTTGTTATCGGACTGGCCACGGGACCCGACACGCACCCAACGGAAGGAAACACCTTCCTGCGGATCGGGAGAGGGAAGCAAAGACGGCGGGGTCCAAGAGGTCTTCCGTGCCTTGGCCGAACGGGTTTCGGTTTCGCGCGTAGAATTAGCCATGGGTCCATTCCTTCTTGCCGCTCTCGGCGGTCAACTGTTCTGCATATTGCTCAAGCGTCAGACCAAGACGCCGAGCGAGGTGCGCTTGACTTTGTGTCAGCGTTACTTTTCGCGTTGCTTTCGACTGTGAACGCACAGCCCCGGCTACAACGGTTTCCGTCCGACGTGGCGTGGTGGTCTGCTGGAAACGCTCTGGGAAGCGCTTGTGCATTTCACCATCGATACGACGGTAGTATTCATCCCCATCGGAGGGGAGAATGCCTTCGCGGTTGACCAGCTGTTGATGAACCCCCAGCGCAAAGGCTGTCATGGCTTCATCGCGGCCAAACCACTTGTTCTTGCCCTGCCATTCGACGGCAGCTGCTTCAGGCTCTGCCTGCTGCTGCGGCGCTGGCTGGGTGAAACGACCGAACTCCCGCTCATCCATCCGCTGCAATGGCTGCGGGCGATGGGTCGAAAGCCTGTCCTTTTCAGCGACCAGCTTGGCGAGGTTTTCCTGTGCGGCGATTTCGCCGTTGATATCCCCCGCATCGCGCGCTTCACGAAGCTGCATCTTTGCGGCGTTGATCTGACCGGCAAGACGGCCTTGGCTCTCAGTCATGAGAACCTTTTCGCCGTTTTCGATCAGCCCCTTCAGGGCATTATTCTCAGCAAGGATACGCTTGGACAGCTCGGCCAATTCGGTCAGCTGACGTTCGCGGTCTTCCTTGGCGCGGCGTTCGGCGTGAACCTTGGCCGTTTCCTTGGCGATGCGATCCTTGACGCGCTTCGAATACGCGGCCTGTTCGTCATCACCCTCGTCAGTGGACTTTTCGTCCGCCGACCATTTGCCCCGGTCTGCCTCCGGAGTATCGTCAACGATAGAGACCTCGACCTGATCGTCGTCCGACTTGTCTTCCTTTTGGGAAGACTTGTCGTCACGAAAGACCGGGAGATCATCCTTGACTTCGAATTCATCGAATTCCTGATCCAGCATATTCTTGCCAGCCATCAGTATGCCCTTTCAATGATGCGTGGATCGTCAACCACGGCCTCGACAGTATCGTCATTGATCAAGCGGTACTCGACACCTTGGACCTTCATCCGGGTACCAGAGTAAGACTTGAAGATGACCCAATCGCCTACTTGGCACCACGGGCCAGACGGAAACTTGTCCGGATCGGAATAGGCTTCCGCGCCCATATCGATCACGCATCCATAGATGCTGGCAGTTTCTTCGGCTTTGCGTAGCGCTTCAGGGATGATGACGCTGCCGATCTTCTCATCCTTTTTGGGGATGGCGATCATAACTTTATAGCCCTTGGGCTGCGGCAAGCTGATCCCTTCTGGGACCTCTACCGGGAGAGACATGCGTGGAACTCCACGTTACTGTTGGGGGAAATAAAAAACCCCTCTCGGGCCGGGAGGAGGGGTGCGAGAAGGGCTTTTATAGGTCCTGCGAAAGGTACCGATTGTAATATACAGATACGCTTGACAGTTCGTCAACGGTAATACTTGCGTAGACTTTTGTTCTCAGTCTTCGTCCTCGGCACCGATAAGATATTCGGTAACCATCTCCTCGATTATCTCGATCAGCTCGACCTGATCACACAAGGACTTGTACTGCTCTATGCTACTCGCCAGACCCCGAAGGAGTTGGTTTCTTCGAGCTTGCTTTAACTCGTTCAAGTGATAGAGAATGCTCTCGTTCTTTTTCGTTCTCTGCACGTTGGTGATCCAGTTCGTTGACGCGAATGCGGCTGTCGTTCACCATCTGGGTGAATTCCTTGGCATCATTATTGATGACACCGAGAACTTCCTTGGCAAGATCGATACCCTGCTTGCGTTCCTCTGCCTTGAGTTGTGCACCGAATGTAACGAGGTCTGCGCCGATCTTGGCGCTGGCCCGGGCTTCTTCGCTCTCGATACGACGGATATCGATAGCTTCCTTCGAACCGGCCTTCGCCATGTCGAGCATGTCGGCGGCAGCGTCCTTCTTGATCTGGTGATCCAGTTCTTTTTCCTTGAGCGCCACTTCGCGTTCGCGTAGCTGGAAGACCGGATCGTCCGCGATGGCCTTGGCTTCTGCCTGCTTGGCCTGAGCTTCGTGCTGTGCCTTGAGACGGGTAGCTGCCTGCGCCACCATGCGCGAGACCGCGTTCTCGATCTCCGGTGGAAGCTCCTCGCCCATCGGCGGGAGTTCGATCCCCAAGGTCTTCTGGATTTCCTGACGGTATTGATGCGCCAGATGTTCGGCCACGTGGGCTTCCATCTGAGCCTGAAGCTTCATGGCATTCGGTGACTGGCCGATCATCTGCGTGATCATCGGGTCCATTATCGCGGCCATGTGTGCAGTAATATGCGCCTGATGATCCTGATCGGGGTAGACCTTGACCGGCTGTCCCGTGAGAACTGACATGTTCTCCTGCACGGGGTCCATGCGCGGCGGGTCCTTGTCGACCGGGAGGATGCGATCATCGTTCTTGATGCCAATAGCCTGAAGGCCCGCGCGATGCAGTTCCTTCATGTTGTAGAGTTCCGGAGCCTGCATGGCCAGCTGCATGACAGCCTGCATCTGGACAATACGTTGCGCCTGTGTGGCAGCGTTCGGGTCAGAGACCGGAATGATATCGACGCGACCATCGAAGTCCTTCGACCGGTCGAACTGTCCTGTTTCATCCCAATCGTATTTCGGCGGCATATACTCAGCGATCACCTTGGCGATCAGCTTCAGTTCTTTCTTCAGGCTTGCATGCAGGCGCGCGTGAACCGCCGACATGACCTTCAGCGACCGTTCCATCAGGGCGAGTGTGGTACCAACAGGAGCATTCTCGCTGCCCGATCCGATATCCACATCGGCAATCGAACCGATCCTGCGGCCTTCTTCAATCAGGTTCTGGAGCAGAGCCGCCAAGACAGCACTTGGCTCCTTGTAGGGAAGCGGCATGATATTGTCTTTGAGCGCACCGGCTGGCACATCCACATCGCGCCATTCACCGGGGGCAATCGGGTCTTCGCCTCCCTTGGCCCGAAGGCCTCTGGTCTTCAGACCACCGGGCAGGTTGGAAAGCGTACCGGCATCGATCAGCTGGCGAAGGATGGATGTCGCGCCCTTGGCAATGGCACCCATGAGATGGATGAGACCAATGCCGTAGAAGCCGAGACCGGGCATATAGAAGTAATGCGTGAAGTAGCATTCCGCCTTGCGGGCCGGATCGTCTTCCGCCCAATTGCGGCGAATGCCGAGAACGGTAGCGGACGATTTGTCCACTGTGATGATGTACGGATCAGCCACGTCATCCGGGTCTTCGAAGATACCCGGCAGGTTATAGTTCACATGGAATTCGAGGATCGTGTACCGTTCGTCCTTGTAGGACGACATATCCTCGGTACCCTTCAGTTCGTCTTCCTTCTGCTTGCCATCCGAGAAATACGCAGTCGGGGTAGGAAGATCGACTTGCCGGTACAGACCGGCGCGCTTCATCTTGGCGACCTTGTTCTTCGACAGCCGCATGATTTGGGTGACACGTTCCGCATGGTCGAGATGCGAGGCCCCATACGGAACCACCAAATCTTCCGCAGGGACCATCGATGAACACGGCTTGCCGTTCATCGGATCGAAATAGGTCTTCTTGAATACCGACCCTGACAGCGGCAGACGGAACAGCAACTGTTCTGTCTCGGCACGGAAGTCAGTCATGTTCTCGGTCAACTGGTAGTTGAGTTCTTCCTTGACGCGAGTGGCCTGCTGGTATTTCTCGGTCGTGTAGTCGCCCAGCATCTTGGTCAGAACCGGGCCGGAAGCCGGGAAGATTTCCATGATCGCATTGGACTGGAAGCGAACCACCGCTTCGGTCAGGACAGGGTGATAGATACCGCTGGCCCCCTTGAACGGGAAGTCCCGTTCTTCTGCCGCAAACCCCAGATAATCAAGGCCATCGACATATTGCTGAAGCCATTCCGCGCGCGAGTTCTCGTCTTCCTCGAAAGACTGGATCAGCTCATTGGCAATTGCCTTCAGCTCGTTCTCATCAAGCAGATCGGCCAGATTGTCGCGATGATTGATGGCCATGTCTTCATCTGGAACGACTTCGACATTGCTCTCGTCACCGATCTCGACTTCCAATGGCAGGTTGTCGTTGCTCTCATCGAGCGGTGCCATATTTCTGGCGATTGCCATTACTTGCTCTCTTCCTGAGACTTCTCGGCTTCGGTCGGCTGGTCTTCCGGCTTGCGGACCCGGAAGCGCTTTTTACGCTGTTCCTGTTCGGCTGGCGGCGACAGGGTATAATCAAACTGGTGCATGGCCATATCAGTAATACCTTTTTCTGGGACGGTATTGTTCGTCACGCCACTCGTCGTTTTCATTGATGAGCCAGCCACCCTGACGGAACCGATACATTGCCATAGTGACTGTATCCACGTAGTCATCATGTTCGCCTGCTGGGAATGCTGCGCATTCCTCGATCACTTCTTCTGCCCACCGCTTGCTCATCGGCGCATAGACATTACCAGATGCGAAGATGTCTGTAACAGAATTGATGCGACTGATTTTGTCATTCCCCTGACCAATGGCACCCCGACCAACCGTGACTTCCTGTATCGGAATGCCCATGGCGCGGAGTTCGTAGATCAATGGCTGGCCGGTTGCGCGACCTTCAATCAGGCAGATATCTGGTTCATGCTGCTGGTAGAGTTCCAGCGCCTTGCGCTTCAGCTGCGGGAATTCCCACTTGCCGCGTTCTGCATCCAGAAGGATGATATTGTTCCGGCCTGTCTCTTCATTCTTGAAGATGCCCCATGTGGTGCAGGCGGAATAGTCTGATCTGGTACCAGTGGTAAACGCAGTATCCCAAGACTGCACAATCACGTCGCACTTCGGCGGCTTGGTTGACTTCCAGTCCTGCCACATGGCCCGCTTGATCAGTGCGCCCTCTTCCGAGGTCGGTTGCTGCTGATACTGAGCGTTCCACTTCGAGACCGCCATGGAATTCTTGGTGCGAAGGAGTTCTTCCATCTTCCAGAATTCGGGCCAGAGCGGACGTTCAGCCAGTCCCTTCTCTTCATTGGCGGGCATGATGGCCGGAAGCTCGATCACTTCCCATTCGTCGGAGCCGGGTGTGTTGATCTGTTTCTTGATCAGCTGGCCGGTCAGGTCTCTCAGCGACCAGCGGGTCATCACCACGATAATCGCGGCACCCGGTTGAAGGCGCTGGCGAGGCCCCTGCTCATACCAGTCCATCACCTTGGTGTAGATTTCCGGGTTGTATTCGCCTTGGATAGCGTCTTGTTCGGAATTATGGGTTACGACATAGCCTTCCCCGGCGAGGAAAAGACCATCTTCGCGGTCCACCGTGATGCATTGCACGGAACCGTATGTTCCGGTCTTCTGGACGGTGATACTGCGGCAGCGCTTGTCTGTCGGGGTGTAGGTGTATTGGTTCTTGCGCGGCATGAGCGCCGCCTTATGCATCCTGAACATCACGCGGTAGACGCGCTTGGCGCTGCCCCACCGGCTTCTCTTGTCGTCGGCCCAGCGCATCGTTGCCTTGACGCCGAGAGAATGAAGAAGCTGGACGACTGCCTCGACCAAAGCCTTGTTCGTATTATAGAACCCGCACTGGCCGTTTTTCAGGACAGTACCGTCTGTGTCCATCATCCCCTGAAGAAGGGCGGTGCGCTGGTCTATCGATCCCCGCAAGTACAATTCCGGCACATGCTTGTTATTCAACAGGCCTGCGTCGATAAGTTGCCGACGAAGACCCCTAACGCCAAAGCTGTATTCGTCCGCGAGATCGGTCACCTCGTATCCGCGTCTTGTAAATTCACCGACCATGTAGGCCCGGTCATCGGGATGGCATGTCATCCTTCCCAGAGATGAAGTTCCATCACCAAGCCATGCCCCAAGAACCCAAGGATCGATGGGAAGCTCTGCGTCAGGGTATGCGACAGGGAAATGGCGCGGCAGGCAGGGCTTGGACGACTTGTTCCATTCAGACAGTTGTTCGGTTGTGAATGTCGCATCGTTTGCAGAAAGCTTTGTGTCGGATCGCACCGTCCACAAATGCTTGCTGTCGCAGAGGATTTCCTGACCATCATCGGTCAGTACCGAGTAAAGCTCCCGATCATGCCAGATATCGGACTTGGCAATGATCTTGGTCGTCTCTCCGTCCGGACCGAAAACCTCGTCACCAACCCTCAAATCCTTGATCGCCACAAATCCTGACGGCGTCGGGATGGGAGTACCGACCTCCAAGGCGTGTGGGTCATCGATGATGAACAGGTCAGCGCCCTTACCGGCGACGGCACCGTTGACGCCGACAGCGAAATATTCGCCACCGCGATTGGTGGCCCAACGGCCTGCGGCCTTATTGTCCGCTGACAGTCTGACGCCGGGGAACAGTTCCTGAAAATCCTTGCGGTCGATCAGGCCTCTGACCTTACGACCGAAACCCACCGCAAGTTCTGCGGTGTGCGAGGCCATCATCACCTTTTTCTCAGGGGCTCGCCCCAAGAAGTATGCGGGCAGGTGGATGGAGGCAAACTCGGATTTGGTATGCCGTGGCGGCATGTTTATGATGACGCGCTTCTTCTTGCCAGCGATCACCTCATCGAAGAGGTTGGCCATCTTCTTATGATGTGCGCCGTCGATGAAGCTCGGCCACATGTAATGGATGAAGGGCAGGAAGTTCTGGGTGGCTTCCTGCTTCGCCTTGGCGGTGTCCAGCTTCTGCATCAATGTGAGCAGAGCTTTCTGTTCGCTCGGGGGCAGGAGCGCGATCTGCGGCAGGTATTTTGCTAGATCGTCCATGTCTCAGACAAAAATAAAGCCGCCCATGAAGGCGGCTTGTTAATCTTGTGGTAGCCTAAAAACTACAGGAGGTTGACTTTACTGTCAACTTTCCCATTCATGATCTTCAATCATGCGCCTGCGCAAAGCATCCGCAACGAAGGCCGGAAGCAAGGTACGGCCAATATAGCTGTCCTTGTCTATCCGGTACCCCAAAGAAGACATGCCGTCCTGATCCCAGCCGAACACGACATAGCCATGCAGGATGGGTGTATACTCGGATACCATACGCGCCGCGCGCATGATGCCCGCGTGAGCTTCATCCTTTTCCAGCACCGGAAGGCGATGCAGGATTGCACCGCCTTTCAGCTTGATCTTACCAATCCGGCAACCGCTCACTGCCCTATTCCTTGAACAGGACCGAGCGTACAGCACAGTCCTTGGCTTCCAGAAGCTTGCGCAGAGCGGTGGTCTGCTCCGGGTTGTTCGGCAGGGTATCGCTGATCTGCCTTGCCAGTTCACCGAAAGGCTTGCTGATCTCCTGAAGATGCGGAGGCAGATGTTCGTATGCGAAGAATTGCAGAAGGTACATTACTGCCTCACCGGGGTTTTGTTGATCGACTTGACATCCGCAGAGTTCAGACGGTTGAACCAGTTGCGAACATCTTCTTCGAACTTCGGATCACTGTTGCGACGTGTCAGGCAGGCAAGGATAAACATCTTGATGTCGATCACATGCTCGCTGTCATCGTCGCCGGGGGGTGTGATCCTGACGTAGTCGTCGTCAAGAAATATTGCGAGGGTGGGGTCTGGCATTCCATCATTCCTTCTTCGGACAAGTAAATTGCCCTGATTTCTTTCGGGATTGAGAGAACAATGGGAGCGATCTTATTCCGGATGCCCCGCAAGTAAGGACGCCTTGGATGAACCCGCTCCTGCATTGTCTCGAATTGTGGTGGTGCGACATAATGTTGACGGAACATCTCATGCCGGATCACGTCGTAAACAGACCTGCCCCTCTCGTATTCCTCCCGGGTCAGGGACTTGAAGACTTCCCTGATCGGGCGGCTGTTGCCATGCATCCCGATATACGCCTTGAAGGTGTCATACGGGATTGAGCCACGCATATTGTTGCATAGGTGGCAGGCACCAACAAGATTGTCATACAGGTCCTTCCCGCCCTTCGACTTTGGCAAGATGTGGTCTTCGGTTGCGTGATACTTCCCCCCGAGGGAACGGGTCATCTGCACGTCGCAATAATGGCACCTCCCTTTCTGTTTCTTCATGAGGTATAGCCGTGTCGTCAATCAGGTTTACTCCTATCCTCGCCATCCACTGTTTCGCCCTCCGGTAGTCGAGGCATCCTATCTTCGGGCGACGGAATGAATAGATCAGATAATACCGGTTCAGGGCTTCTCTGCCATCCCCATCGGAGAAGCCGCCGAAGAAAAATCTGAACCGGTATCTGGTCTTGCCTGCCGTCCAGCGGGCTGTTTTCATGAGATTTCGGTGGCCAGCGCCTCCGCTGCCACACGGTCCACTTCTGCCTGAGTAGGCATGGGTTCGATCACCGGACGCAGGGTGCGGATCGAACGTTCCAGCGCCAAGATAACCCGGTTGGTATCTTCGACCTGTTCATCGATAATCAACTGTTGGTTGCGCAATTCATCCCGCCGCTTAAGGGCGTCATTGATCTGGGCACGCAGCTGATTGTAGACTTCATTTGTCATCACGTTCGGCATTTTTCATCTCCTTGTATGCGTGAACATAAAAAGCAAAGTTCACGTGTTTTCTGATTTTGCGTTGAATATAAAGTTCGTCCATGAGCACGGACAAGCCGCACTCGGGACCACCATACGACCTCTGCCAGTACGCGCTGAACGGGTAGCCATCCAACTCTATCTTGAAGAGGGTATCCCCCACTTGTTCAGATAGTGGTAGACCCGTAATTTCGACCAGCGCGGCCTGCCAATGGGCGAGCGCCTCTTCGGGAACCTCCCTTCCTTTTCGAGAAACCTGATCCTCGAAGGTGACAGCTTCACCAGCTTCGACACCTCCGTCAAGGTCAAGGTGACGACCTTCCGAGACCTTTTTACTTTCAAAGTATGCAGCTCCTCTCCATGGAAACTTAACTTCCGGTCTTCTCTCTGATCTTAGATTTATACTTCTTTTATACCTGCTCATTGGATTTCCTAGCTGACTGCGCGTCGGGGTGGTGCCATTCTCCGTTCGCCAGTCTGATATGTCTCTCCCATCGGTATCTGCCGCCAGCATCCTGCTTCGATGGGGGTCTGTGGAAGTAGAATTTTGAGTACCAATTGGGGTAATAATAGGTGATGACATAGTCGGGCGAGAAGCCCATCGCCATGATGATTGGCACCAGACTGGTGTTCCACTTCATCGGCTTGCGGCGGCGAGCCAGCGAATAGAACCTGTCCCTGTCCAAAGCGCTAAGCTTCATTCCTCCATTTCCTTCACGTCCGGTTTAATCCAAGCGCCATATGCATAAGAATAGGTGCGCCGCCCCCGGGTTATGGTCGCTCCCTTGAACCGCTCATGTTTGAACTCGATATACCATCTCAGCTCATCCGGCACGTCGGCGGGATAGAGCCGGATGAACACCTTCGTGTGGATCACGCAATGCAGGTACATCAGGCGGGCCCCGGTGTTCTTGAGAGGCTTTCTGTGGGCGATCATTTGAAGCATCCGGGTGATCATGTTTCCGTCTCTTTCGTGTCCAAAGAGGTTATCCTCTCGCCCCAAAGTATTTCGAGATGACGGGAGGCATAGTGCCGGGAACATCTGGGAAGCCGGACATGCTTAAACAGCCGGTACCAGTTAAACCCATGGTGATACATATAATCAAACCAGTTCAGCCGCTTGAACGGACGGAAGTCAGCGGCCAGTTCCCATGCTTCATGCTTGCGGCGTTTCAACTTCTTACGGTAGCACAACAGACCGAAATGCTGCCTTTCTGCGTTCTTGCGCATCAGCTTTAGCCTCATATCATCTCTGGCCATGTCCCCTGCCTCCATCCATAAATCAGCGCGATCTTGCGTCTGATTTGCATATTCCTGCCGCGCAGGACCCTGACGGTGATCATCCGCTCATGCCAGAGACGATCCTTCCGCTGCATCGAGTAGTAATTAGACGACAGGTCATCCATCGAGGACGCGCATTTGCTATCGCCCTTATGGGCCAGTTCGTAAGACCGAAAGCAGTCAACCTTTAGTCGCTTCCTGTCCCGGATGAAGAAATTTTGTCTCATATCGATGCTCCCATGCGCCATTCCCCATAAGCATGCTGGTAAGTCCGGGTTGCCCGACTGCCTCTGGCGATAGGCGTGTGAAACCGCCATTGCTTCAGGCCTTGGTACCAGCCAAAGACATCAACGTCCATGTCCACCTTCAGCTCCAGACGCAGCTGCATCACTCGTCTGGAGACACCGCGATCCATCTTCTTTGGCTTCCGGTTGTGATAAAGAAGGCCGGTCAGGAAGCGTTCTTCATAATTCCTCACAGCCACGTCCCCCATGCATACCGAATACAGTTCATCGCCCTTGCTCTGCCATGACCATGGAAGCGCCTCTGCTTGTTCATAAGGTACCAGTCGATAACATCACACGGAACATCTTGGAGGTCGCACGTCCTGATTTCGCGATCCATCAGATTGAAGCTCTGGCGGATATTCAATACCTTCATCTTGCGGGCCTTCTTGATGGCGTAATAACGGAAGTAGGTGGGGAATTGCTGTACTTTTTGATCGTACATCACTTCTCTTCCTCCGTGAGGCCATACCCAACCTGCCTGACGACATATTGGACATAGGAATATGTCAATATTTTCAGGGGCTTGCGTTCGGTCAGGACATCACCCAACCGGACATTGAAGCGACCATGCTTGGCACCAAAACCAGCTATCTCGGTGAACTCCTTGATGGCAAACGGGAAGCTATAGAGGGCAACGTCATCCCCATCCCCGTTATAGGTCAATATGTCCGTAGGCTGGAATTCCTCTCTTTCGCCATAGATGATCCGCACCGCAGGCTGGGTGTAGACCTTCAGATATTTACGGGAGTGAAGAACCTTATCATACCCATAACCATAGGCCATCTGGTCCACCGAGGGTTCCTTGAGCAGATCAAACGCATATCCGATCTGGGCAGGCATGCTTACGTGATTAAATTGCAGCATATCTATTTTCCACTTTAGCGGACGGCTAACTTGCCCACCTCACCCAGACAGTGAACCACGAGATATTCAACATCAGCGAAACCAGACCGGCGATGACAATCACCAGTATCCCGCTATCGCCCTGTACATGGGACTTAGCGAGGGAAATAATCTTCAAGTTCGCTAGAACGATCCCTGCCATAATTACGGAGACCAAGAGAATAGAATAGATGAGTTGCGAGAGTTCTTGTGACATTCTTCCTTACCTTCCTTGCCTGATAGAGTTCATCATAAGATTTGAACGGGTTGCTTCTTCTGTATTCAACCCGCATTGCCAGTGACCGGGACTGGAACGTCTTGTCGCCCGCTTTGTCATAGTCATAGAAGTAGATCGGGGGATAGTTCTCTGGCACCCGAAAGAAGTGCATGACAAACTCTTCCCGGTAAACCTTCTTGCCTTTCCGGTGCGTGTAAAGCCCATCGAGACGTTCCAGAAGTGCAAACTGTAAAGCATCCTCATCATACACCATGAGCGGCAGATGCTGATTGAAGGCACAACAAACCCGGGGTCTATGACAAAATCTTATCTTTCCCGTCATTTCGTCCGCCCCTTTCGCTTGGGAAGTTCGGGGCGCATAACCCCCCTTATCAGGTTGCCTATCCATTTCTTCGTGATCACCTTATGCCTCTTCCGTACATGATAAACAGAAGCGGCCCGATACATATACCTGCTGGGGACCCCCGTATTCTCACCGATCCGAGACGACAGGGAGAAGTTCTCTACCGATGCGGCCGATCTGATGACGGGAGGTTCCAAGTAGTCAAACTCCACCTCACCCCTCGTCTCGAAATAATGTCTGACGAACTTCAGATGGTATCTCTTCAGGACCTTGCGGCGGGATATGAGGAAGTCCGCATAATCCAGAAGGCGATATTCAGCGGTATTGGGCGGGAGGTCATAGACATCCTCCATATGCACATCATCAGCACGGGTCTTGCCGATGCGATGTGGAAAGGGGGTGTATTTGTCGAGTGGGTTCATTGGGCGGCTCTTGGGTCAAAGGGCTGAAGCCGCCGATGATGGGGGGAGGGTCTGGCCATGTCAAACCCGGGGGGCTATGTCACCTCCTGATATGTCTTACCTGCAAATATGGCGCTTATAGAGCCTTGATGGACGCCAAGCTCTTTGGCTATTTCTGTATGATTTTTGAAGCCAAACATAGAGCGCACATAACGCACTTGTTCATCCGTCAAAAGACGCTGCCTACGGTGCTGCGTCCCATGAATAATACGATCACCTTGGTTCTCTTCCGGAGTGGCCCATCTGACGTGAGCATGGTTAATGCAGGAAGGGTTCCCGCATCTATGTGCCGCCTGATGAGTATCGGAAGGAGCTTCCCCGTGGACAAGATAACAGACAAGACGATGCGCTGGCCAAACGAAGTCCATATATAAAACGCGCCCATATCCACGAGCTTTTGCATACGGCCATATGATGCATTCGTCTGTGATCGCCTCAAGGTGAGACATCAAAAACTTTAAAGCCTCCCCACGAGCAGCCATTATTTGTTCGCCTCCATGTGTACGCGCAGAACATCCTGCATCCGCACCTGCCAGCCGGGGCCGGTCGAACGGAACCAGTCCAGCACATCGTCATCCAAGCGGATATTCGTGCGGGCCTTCGTTTTCGCTTTCCGTTTGGTCGTCCCGAAGAACTCGTCAGCCCTCTGGCTTTTTATGTCGAGCGCCTTCACTGCGATCTCCCGTTTTTCGCTCGGTGTCTCAACGGGCTTTTTGACCGGTGTCTGGGGGGAACGATATTCGATTGCCATAATATGTCTCCGTGTGTGCCTTAAGGGGCATACTACAAGGCATCCGGATTTGAAATGCAAAATTGGAAAATTTTTGAAAGCGGATTTTCGTTTTCAGGGAATGGATTTTTGGGTGGTCGAGTGGGTGGGTTAGTATGTGTTACGGGCGAGGGCGGGGGCCTGCGCGCGGGGGTGGGGGCGGGTGGGGGCGCGCGTGACGCCTACCAGATGTAGGGGTAGGTACTTGCCTGACCCACTACATGTAGTGCCCATGCGCTGGCAGTGACACAGCCTGTGTTGAAGAACATCAATGATATCATACACTTACATCATACGGTTTAGACACTGAGATTGTTTCGTTTCCGTAACGATACGCGCGCGTTGTGTGATGGCACCATAAACATATCAATACAATCACACATACAATCCCCCTCTTAATCCCCATAATCATATCAATTCAACCAGTCGCATAACCTATCAGGTAATCGC